GATGGTACGAGGTACGGTCTCGCCCTTGCGGTTGACGTAAGTATTGCCGGTGGGTACGAAGCGAAGCGCTCCGGTTTCCCTGTCGACAGCTCCACCATCTTTGGCAGGGCGGGCCTTTCGTTCCTCGACCCTTGTCGTTGACTTAGCACGGGACACCAGAGTAGAAGCGCCGGCTCGTGGTCCACCTTGGTACTTGGTCTTGAGTTGAGCAATACCGTTGTCGATGGCCGACTGACGATAGTCCAGATTGTGCTTCTCTGCATCGATGACCACCATGGAATGGCGGACTGCGCGAGCAAGTTCCTGTGTGTTCGCACCACGAATTGTCATGTCCGTGATGAGGTTCGAAACTTCACCCATCTGAATCGCTTTGGTACGAGCGGTCATGCGCTTCATACCCTCATATGCTGGGTACGAACGCTGAGGATCGAAGCCTTTCAATCCATCAAGGGCAGGCGCAGTCTTGATCTGACGCTTGTTGTTGGGGATCACAAGCACAGTGTCGCCATCGAAGTCTGCGCCAGACAGCCGCTCGGCTACCTTCGAGTTGATCCCGACAGCATCACGAGCCTGGCCAAGGGCACGCTTTGCTTCGGGGTGACGGTTGTTGACCGTGAGTTCCGGGATCTCGAAGATGCCGCCATGGGGATAACGAACGAGAGCGACCCGTTCTCCATCCCTGAAGTTGGGGGCGTAGATCTCGGTCTCTTTCAAACTGTTGATCGGAAGGATGACGTTCGACCTCTGACGAGGAAGAGCGGCAGCCTTCAAGTGCACGGCAGCGGAGTCAACGTCGCCGGCAAACGATTCCAAAAGCTTCTTCTTGACAGCCGGATTCGTCAACGCCATGATGTCGTCGAACTCACGCTTCTTGCGCTCAGCCATCATGTCCAACTGCTGCTTGGCCAGAGCCGGGCTCTGCTTCGACAGTAGCTGAGAAGACAGCGTCTTGGACCACTTGTCCCAGGCGCCTTCCTCATTCACGATGTTCATGGCCGAGACAACCTTGCCGGTCTGCGGGTGTACTCGCTGACGAACGACGGCACCGAATGGGTTCTCAGGGTCGTCCTTCATCGCCTTCATGGCGTCGAGCTTGTTACCCGTATCCCGCTTGTTGGTATTGAAGACGAGATCCACGCCGTCAGGTAGATCGTCCTTGTACATGGCCATGCCCTTGAGGTAGTGCGTGCCATCAACAGCAATTCGAACTTGGGCATAGCGGGCGCCACCGAGGCTAATGTCTTCGACACCTGGACGAACGTGGATAACGCCGTCAGAGTCCGCACCACCGTCTTCTGCATAACGAACACCTACTCGTTTGCTGCTCACGGACAATGGCTTCTGAATGGCGATGTACGAACGACCGCCGTCTTCAGAGAAAGCCTGGATCTGCTTGATGTCGGCGCGGTTCTTGGAGACTTCACTGTAGCTGACGTCGGGTCCAGAGAGGACCTTCAGCGTCGTCTCCTTACCTGTTCCCAACTGACGGACCTTCAGGTAGTGAATCTTGTAGCCCTCTTCTTGGAGAACGGCTACTGCAGTCGCCAGCTTGGTGTCGCTGATGTCGAGGTGTTGTCCGACACCAACGCCGATGTCGATGTACTTTTTCTCGGAGACCTGATCCTTGAGCATGTTGGCAGTGCTGAGAAGAACGTCCGCCTTGTCCTTGACTCCCGGCTCGAGAAGCTTTCGGACGACCGATTCGTTGACGCCCATTCGCTCGCCGATGGCGACGTTGGACATACCCTTCGCCTTGAGACGCTCGGCCATGTTGATGTCGGCCTGGCGCTTCTCGTTCTTGGCGATCGACTTGGCGGCACGCAGCTGGGTGGTGTTGATACCCATTCCTTCTGCAACCTGGGCCTCGCTAAGCCCTTTCTTCTTCAGCTCTTCGACGTAGCCGAGAAAGCCGTTGGTGCTGGCGTATTCAGGACCGCCAGAGCCCCAAGGATAACGGCCCGATTTACGGAGGATTCCGTAGTGAGCCAACCAATCATCCTCGGAAATGATTGTCATCCGTAAACCTCCATCTCCATTTCCTTGATCTTCGCGTCGAATGCGACGATCTGGGATGTGATTCGAATAACTTCCAGAACGATCACGTCTTGGTCCAGCTCGGAGTAGATCTCGTCGTTCTGGTAAATCCGGAGGTCGTACTCGATGGTTGCCGGTTTGAAGTTGTACTCCAGGCAGAACAGAGCAGCGTAGATGAAAAGCTGCATCATACTCGTTCTGTTGATCCCGGTTTTGAGGTCGAATATGCGAAGCTTGTTGTCGCGAAACCCGATTGAATCGGCAGTGCCGAAACAGTTGTCGGAGTAGTACAACGGCTGTTCCGGAGTCATGCGGAAACCGATACAGTCGTTGACGTAAGCGTTGATTGTTTCTTGGGTGTCGGGCAGCCTGACACCAAGCTTGATGGCTCGTTGCGCCAAGTCGTGGAGATCCGTTCCCCGACGGGCAGCGAAAGAAGCGTGAATTCGCGCTTCCATCTTCTGTTCGTCGTAATTGACCCAGCTGTAGGAGCTGGGGCTCATGAACGAATGCTTATCCTTGAGCCTGTAGTGATCGTTGAACTTCATCGAGGACCTTCTCTTCGATTTCGGGATAAATGAAGAACGCGATACCACCCATCTTGATGACCTGTTCCAGGTAGTAATCCTGGTTGGGTCGCATGGGAGCGTCCTTGTCCTTCTTCACCTCGAGTACCGCGTAGTATGGCCCGTACAAGACGGTCATGTCGAAAATGCCCTGGATGAACTGCTCGTCGTTCTTGAGGACGATACAACCAGGAAAGCGCTCTTCGATTCGTTTCTTGAGTCCTCGCTTGTACTCGTTTTCCAGCTTCCCCATGTCGATCACCTCCAAAAACAAAGGACGTGTGGCGCGCACATTCTATCCCTTCTATTATAATCCATGTTTTTCCTGCGAGATAATACCTTGTTGGTGTCAGAGCCACCGATATTGCTGCATGGTGGGAAACACGTAGGTTTGAAGACGAATCGCTTTGATCAGCTCCATGTACAGCAGACCATAGCGAAGTACAGCAGCCCAGCTGTTGTCGAAGACTTCTTCGGTGCGGAGCTCCATCACAGGGTCTGGGTAAGACGGCAGCTCTTTCCGAAACTGCTCAGTGTGTTCGAGCGCAAACCAACGTGGACGCCAGGCCAAGTTGTCGAGCTTGCAGTTGGTGAGGTCCCCATCGAAATGGATGGGGGTAGTGAAAGTAGGATTTGATGGTGTGGGAAGAAATGCATCGCAGATGAGCTTGGCCAGGTTGCGCGAGACCTGGACGCCATCTTTGTACATCTTGACGAACGGACGCTTGTTCGGTTGGTCTAGGACTGTAAGGACGTGCAGTGTCGTGTCGTTGACGATGCGACCTTGGGTGCTGGCTGAATACCCTGGATAGCCCAGAAGGGGCACCCATCTTTCCATCGAAACTCCTTGATCATCTTTGCCAAGATTTTCGCGAAAAACTTTTATAATTTTTCTTTACATAATACCTTATACTTTCTACGCGCGCGTAAGGTATATAAGGTATTACGTATAAGAAAAAAGAGAAAGTTTTTTCGAAAAATCTTGGCAAAGTCTCGCTATTCGGACATATCGGTGATGTTGAAGTCTCTTTTCTCCTTCCAAGCCCTCCGAACGGCCCTGTCGATGTACGAATCTGACATCGGCAGGTAGTAAAACAGGAATTTGTGCGGCGTGTTCATGCGGTCGATTCGTCCGTACGCCTGTTCGGTCCTCTTGTACGAGTAGTCCTGAGACCAGAAAAACTCGGCGTTCGTACTGATGCACTCCCATCCTTCGGCGCCGGCGGTGTACTGGACAAGGTACAGCCAACGCAATCCGGTCGGCACTTCCTCGTGTTTCTGCCCGTTCCACTCGGCTATCTCGATCCCTTCGATGCCCCGCAGCATCTCCAGTTCATAGTTGAAGTTGTAGAACACGATGAGGCGTGGGTGTCTCTCCATCACCTCTTTCAGCGCGTCCATACGGCTCGGGTGAATCGACACAACCCGGCGCATCAGAGAGTGGAGCTCAGCACTCTGACGGATCGGGCGGCCTTCCCACGGATTCCACCGATCCTTCATGACCCGCTTCATCAGATCTCGGTCATGATCGACCGTCAGCAGCTTCACCACTCGTTGGGTGTGCCGCTCCATCGGCATCTTGACGAGGAGTTGGTTCCTCAGTCGTACAAGCTTGCCGACATCGACGTATCGATCTACTTGCGGAAACCGAGAATGAGACCGATAAATGACATGCCGTGCCTTAAACTCCGTTCGGTTCTTGTAAAAGCCATTTGCAATGAACAGTGGTATGTAATCAAGCCAATTGTCCCCGGGGGTGGCGCTGAGTAGGATCCACCGGTTGTTCTTTGCCAGCGTAAGGAAGGACTTGACCCACCCTCCAGAACCAACCACTCGCTGTTCGTCGAATATGAAGAAGGCACCTTTGATGTGGGCCAGCTTGTGTATGTTGTTCCATGACTCAATGGTGAGAAGACCAGCAACGGTATCTCCTTCATCCATTCCGACAGCAAAGCGCGCAAATTCTCGTTGCCAGTCAAGGCTATCCCTCTTCTTCGCAGTCGTTATCACATACACGTCTCGGTCGGGATGCGTCTGTACATAATACGCAACTGATACCGCCGATTTCCCGGAACCGACATCCCCGACGAGAATATTGCCGTTCTGCAGCTTCCCAAGGGCTTCTTTCTGGTGCGGTCGGAGCTCGAATGAGCTCTGCAGAAACGTATTCTCCAAGATCTTCCACCGTTCCTCCGTGAACTAAAGGACAAGAAAGGCGGGAGCCCCCGTAGGGACCCCCGCCTCTTGCGAAGTCTACTAGCTGTGACCCTGCTGCAGGCCCATGATCACACTGTCGATCACGTACGAGACGTTCTGAATGGCCGCCTGTGCCGACCTTGATTCCTGACGAACCACCTGGTACGCCTGGTTGACGTTGTCGATCGCCCCACCGGCTTCGCCCATGGCGCCCGCGACGGCGATGAAGTCCGGGTGATCGGCGGGGATGGGGATCTGACCGATGGCAGTCTGGATGGCGTGGCGAGCCTCCATCGCTTCCTGGAGTTCCTCGGCTTCCGCGGCCAGCTTCATCATCTCCGCGGGAACGCTGAGCGAGTTCTTCAGGAGGTTGAGAGCAGCGATGAGGTCTTCGTACGGGCTGGACATTTGTCTCCTTAAATGGTTACTGCGGCTTGCGAATTTTGGTGGTGTAGACAACCCCAGTCTAACACCCGACGGTCCCACTAGTGCTCACTCCAGAGGGGGAGTTTGGTGAGCGTTACAAGAATGACACGTCTTCCTGTGGTACTACAGCTGCTGCTCGCGGGTGTTCCCGCCGTCCTTCTCCGCGAGCTCGGCCTTGGCCTGCTGCATCCAGGGCTGCGAGTCGATCCGCTCACCGATCTTCCGCTCGGTTTCCGGGTCGACGTCCGGACCTTCGCCCTCCGGGTAGAGGTTCCCGGCCGCCGGCACGATCCGCGTCTTCTCGGCTTCCATCTTCTTCCTCAGGGCTTCGATCTGCTCGTCCGAAGCCATCCGCACCGCGGGCTCGAAGAGACGGAACCGCTCCTTCGCGCCCACGTCGAGGCTCTCGTACGCTTCCGGACGGAGCCAGACCGTCTTGTCGGTCTCCAGGTCCGTGGCCGGCACCGCGTCGGTGGGGACGTACGGGGGCCGCTTCTCCGCGAAGCGCTGCAGCGCCGGTTCCGCGATGCGCATCAGCGTCTTCTGCTCGTCGATGTCTTCCTGGGTGGCACCGAGGGCCCGCAGGACCTCCTCGTTCGGCTGGAAGCCCTCGGTGAAGACCGACTTGTTCTCGGCCGGCGGCGCCGACAGTCCGTCGAAGCTGAACGTCGAACGGAACTCCTTGTCGCGGAACAGGTGGATCTCGTCCCAGAGGATCACGAACCAGTCGCCCGGACGGACGATGAGGTTCCGGTCGTTCTCCGGCTCCTCTTTGGTGCCGCGCGCGACGTAGATGTTGAGGTACGGCTCGCCCTCACCGCTGTAGATGAGCTCCGTCTCGAACTCCAGCGCGAGACCGCCGATCTTCTCGCGCGTCACCTGCATGGCGAGGGTGTGGATGTCCTTCAGGTTGTAGCTGACCGCTTCGGCACCGAGGGCGTAGATGCTGAACTCCTCGACGCGGATTCCGTCCTTGCTCATGTTTCCTTCTTTCGCGTGGTGAAGCCTTGGTCTAGCAGGAGGTGTTACAGCTGGCCGGCGTTGTGGAGGGCGTCTTCCTTCTCCTGGTCCGCCACCGTCGCGTCGAGCAGGTGCGCGTCGTTGCACTCGGCGAACGGCAGGTTGTGGTCGATGCAGTAGTCGGCCTCGTCGATCTTGTTCGGGTCGATCCAGACCTCGTCCTTCTGCTGCGGACCGACGGCCTCGACCTTGACCTGCTGCTCGAAGGCGGCGTGGAACTGCGGGGCCTT